TTTGACGGTGTAAAGGCCGCTCCCGACGGCGGTCGTCACCGGATTCACCACAATCCCGTTCCCTTGCGTCAACTGGTACACGGGCGCAAAGGTGTTCGTTCCGCCCGCATACTCCGGCTCGACGAGCTTCAGGGCGGTCAGGGCGTTGGAGGCGCTTTGGGCGCTGGCCGAGTTGGTTGGTATGGCCGCTATGGCGGCGGCAACGTAGCCGGTCGAAGCCAGGCCGTTGGTGATGCTGGACGCAACCGGGACCAGGCCGAGCGCCCCGGTCACGTCATCACTGGTAAGGCTGACCAGGCCGGTGCGTAGATTGAAGCTAACGACCCCCGCCGAACTGGCGGCGACCTGGATCGCCGAGTAAAGGCTATTGGACGTTCCGGTAACGTGATTCGTGACGGCGGTTCCCAGGCTGGACGTGGCGGACGCCAGGGTCCCGAGGACATTGGTATCCACCTCCGACCAGTTGGTCAAATTCCCGGAGCCGATTTGCGGGACGAACGCGAGTTCGTTCGTGGTGACGTACGCGTTGACGGTCAGGTTGCTGCCGTTGAACATCGCGGCGTTGACCGCAAGCGTCGCTACATGGTTGAACGTGTAGGTGTTCGTATCGCTGGGCCACACCAGAACCCGTATTGGCTTCCGCGTGTACGGCACAAAGTCTGCGTCGTAGAATCCGCCAGCGAGCCACACGCTAAACAGCCCGTTGGTGATTCGTGCAGAGCGCGGATAGTCGAGGTAGGTGTTCGTACCGATCGCCAACGGGCCGCTCGGGACGAACCTTACGCTAGTTCCAGCCGCGTTGCCGAAAATGTCGAGCATGTTTCCGGTCACGGTCGCAGCTCTGGCGCTAAACTCGGCCACGAGCAGTAAGGCGAGTATAAGATGACGTTGCTTCATCGCTTCTTTCGTTCCCAAATCGTTTCGAGCATAGGCGTTTGCCACAACTGCGCGGGGGAAATGTCGCATTCCTCAAGCTGATAGTTGAACGGCTGGCAGCCACCGCCTCGCAAGTGGTAGGTGCAGAGAACGCTGCATATCCTGCTCGCGCTTCGGCTATTGTTCCACGGAGCGAAGAACTTGCTGAACGCCGTCACGTCATACGGCCTGCCAAGCAGCTTGTGGATCGCCCAATACGCACCGTCCGCATCAAACAGCGTCCCTGGCGGCATTATTGGCCTGCGGACAAACCGCAGATACTTGTCAATCCGCGTCGGATACTCATTCACTCCTTGCAGCCGTGCGCCGTAGCTCTTTCCCTCGCCAGCGTATGACTCTGCGTGGCTCAAGGCCGTCCAGGTCTTGACCGCGATAATCAGACCGACAGGGCTATGCCACGCCGGGGAATACAGCAGCACATCGCCAACCTGTAACTCAGGCAGCGGCGGGTAAGGGCTGAACTTGCTCACGGTTTGACAGCGGCGGCAGCAGCCTTGCCGGCGGCGGCGGCTACGCCAGCAGCTACGGCGTTCACAAGATCAACTTGCGCCCTGCCACTCATCGAGACGACATCGGGATTCATTTTCACTTCGAGGCTCTCAATGCGTAGCTCCATCGTACCATTCGTGGCAGCGGACAGGCGCAGGCCGACAAGCGTTGAATCTTTAGGACTGGTGAGAGCAAACGGCTGGCCGCCCAGCGTGCCCGAAATGGAACTCTTGGGCACGCCGAGACAGCCGCACATCAGCAGCACCAGACCGAGTAGTGGCAGGGTGCGTTTCATACGGTTACTCCGTAGGGGGTTCGGTCGGGGGCGGGTTGCTCACGATGTCAGCCAATGCCTGCGCCTTCACCTTCAGCGCCTCCAACTCGTCTGCCGCGCCGGCGGGAATTTCAACATCCGCCAGTTCCGTCGTCAGAGCGGCGATCTTATCGTTAATCTCAGTGCTTGCTTCGGACAGCAACGCATTCATCTCACGGACTTTACCTTCCAGTTCGCTTAGTTTCGCCATTAGTGTATCTCCAAAGTCCTCGGTTAAGGCATCAGTCGGGCAGGACTTGTAGCACCCGACGGCCACCCCACACGCGAATACAACCAGCAGGAAACAGCCTGCAAAGACCGCGAATGGGAAATCGCAAATCATCTGCCGTTCGCCCTCGCGGAGTTTTCATCCAAGGGGCACTTTTTCGGCCTGCGTTCGGGAGGCACCTCGCAATCGGTTTGCTGCGTGTAACCGGCGATGCAGTCGGCGCACATGGTCGCAACGGCGTGCTGCTGCGCGAGTTTGTTAAGGCGGAACATCCACCAAATAGACGCAACGGTGCCGGTGATGCCAGCCAGCTTGATTCCAGCCGACAGCCAGACATTCGCCGCCTCGCCACTGATTAGCATGCCGAGGAAGGGCGACATTGGAGCGCAAATGGATGCGGTAAGCTCTTTGAGTTTCAGCATACAATACTGGCCTCGCCAAGATTGCGTCGCTCCCGCCGAACGCACTCGGCGGGAGCGGTATCGGTGATGCTCGAACTACGGTGCGTTGCGTTTTAGAATCGGGCGTATCACGATATTCGTGATAGTCCCCGAAACGCTGTTGTTGGTCAGCCAAGGTATCTTCAACCACCCCACTCCATACGTCGGCAGATTAGTCAGGACGGTGTTGGAATTGCCGCTCACAGCGAACGTGATGTAGTCTGTGATTGCCGCGTAGCTCACGCCGTCCCCGCTCCGCTGAATCGGGAACGAGAACGTGTAGGCCCCGTTGGTGTTGCACAGCACGTCAATCTGCAACGTGATTTTGTCCTGCAAACGGGCATCAATAACGTAGTTGACGTTGGTTCCAGCCCCGCCTCCGCCGGGGATGGTGATGTAGGTCGCATCGCCCGACGCCAGCACGTAGCTGGAATCATAGCGTGCTTGCGCTGCGGCAGTGAATGCGGACAGAGCTAGCAGCAGCAGGCCAGCCGCAATGGTACTAACAACTGATTTCTTCATTCTTATTTTCTCGCTTTCTTTGGTTGCGGCGGCCTCCATCGTCAGAGTCCAATCCGGTTCGGCGGAATAGAACTTCAACTGAGCGTATAATGGGCTTGTCGGACGTGTCTTACCATCCGCATACGCCTCTGTTTTCATTCTGCGCCCGGCCTCGGTTACTTCGTGAAATGGTGTCTCAGGTGGAACAACCATTTTCCATTCCGTCTCACCGTGTTTGCGTCCCAAAATGAAGGCTTGCCTCATATTCTTTTTTGATTCAGTTCAGTTGCGGGAAGCCCCAGGCCGAATGGCACCGGGGCTATTCCCGCGATTGGTTACGGAGTGCAGATGCGCTTCAGGGCAGCGGCCACACCGGCAACGTAGCCGTAGGCGCATTCGATAACCTCGAAGTTCCGGTCAAGCTGGGCATCGCCCCACTTGCGATAGTTCATGCTGATGCCAGTCTCGGGGTCAGTGGCAACCTCGTAGGCCACGAGGGATGCACGCACACCGTCGGCGGGTTCCACCGGGGCGAACGCGGCCAGTATGGCAGACATGAACACGGCAGCGCCTTGCAGCTTCTCGCCGTTGGTCGGCAGGTTCGGGACTTCGTACACGTCGAAGCCTGAAAGCCTCGGCAGTCTGCCCTCGCGCACTACCTCAGTCCCGCCAATGGAACTGGCGAGCTTGTAGGCGCTGTCTTTCATCAGCGCCGTTACGGTGTCGGAGTCCAGAATCAGCGAACGACCGCCAGTGGGCCAATTCGCTTTCGTGCAGGCACCGGCAATGTCCACCACGTCATCGCTGGTCATCGCGGCAGCGGCAGCGGTCTTCACCGCAGCGCCATAGGCAGCGAGAGTCACCACGCTCCAAATGTCATCAAAGACATCGGCGGCCAGCTTCTCGGCATTCAGGTTGCCAAGTCGCACAGTGTCAAGGTACGGCTGCCGGCGGAACTCTTGGCTCGAATAGTCAAGCGGCTGATACTTCCGCTTGTTCACCGTGATTTTCTTCATGCTCGTTGCCGTCGCTTGGTCAAACACGTATCCGGTGGCCTCCACGAAGTTGGAACTGGCGGCGGTCTGCAACGGGTAGTAGGGCACCACGACCTCATCAGTGCCTTGCAGCGGCACATTCTGGAACGAAGTGGCGAACGCCCGAATCGGCAGCATCCGGCGGGCGAACGCACGCACCGTCTCATTCAGGATGAGCACGCGCTTGAGTGCGGAGTCAACCGTGTTGGTCGCGGCGTTCAGCACAGGCATGATGCGCTCGCGCTCCTTGCGGAAGATGGTGCCGATGGCAACGCTGCGCTCGGCGGCGTTAGTCACAGCCCCAGGACCGCTGCCCAGGTGGGTGCGGATCGCCTTGAACACGTTCTGCACGTCATCGGCGACAACGGACACGCTCGCATTCAGCGGGGCTGCGCCGGGAAGCGCCTGCGGTCGGGCGCGAAGCTCGTCCAAGTAGCTCTCGTCGGCGATAGCGCGGGTAATCGCTTTCGGAGCTTCAGCCGCGGTCAGTCGGCACTCGCCAACCATCGCGTTGACGGTAGCGGTGATGCGGGTCTTGCGCTCGTTTTCGAGTTGCGCCGTGATGTTCTCGACTGTGCGGGTCAGTTTAGCAACTTCGCCGGGGTCACTGTTGGGCGTGCTGGACGCCCGGTTCTTTACCACCGATTGCAATGCGTTGAGGATTACCTCGTCGCTGGCATCGGCGGCGACTTCCTGCCCGTGCTCTTTGAGCAGCGCAAGGATTTTTTCTTTGCTCATACCTTCCTTTTTCGTCGCGCCGCCATTGGCAGCGCACTTGGTTTTTTGGTTCAATCGCAGCGCATCCGGCACACACCGGAACTGCGAAAAGTCAAAAGAGTTCTTCACCGGATCAGAGTCCGTAATGCTGTCGCAGAATCCTCTTTCGAGGCATTCCTCGCCGCTCATCCACGTCTCTTTGTCCATGATCGCCCGACATTCCTCGACGCTCAGGCCGGTGCGGTCGGCGTACATCTTAGCGAGCACGTCCGCGTGCGCCTCAAGCTTCTCTGCCGCCGCACGCATGTCCTCCGCGTTGCCCTGACAGAGCGCAGTCGGGTTGTGCGCCATCTGCATGGACAGCTTCGGCATTACCCGAGTCGAGCCAGCCTGAAATATAACCGACGCCGCCGAGGCGGCGATACCGTCGCAGATCGTTGTGACGTTCCCTCGGCTGCGGATCATTCCGTGTATGGCGAACGCCTCCCACACGTTGCCGCCGGGAGAGTGGATATGGCATTCGATCTTCCGGCTGGCTGGAATGGACTTCAGGGCGTCTTGAAAGGCAGTGGCCTCGACGCCTTTTTCGTCTGCGAAATAGCTTTTGCCGATTGCGCCGTAAATCATCAGCTCGGCAGGGCGCTCTTGGTCGCCAGCCTCGTTCCTGATTGAAAGCCACGAATTTATTTTCCTCATACCTCACCTTTCTTTTGCGGTGCTTCTGGAGCCTGCTGGGCAGGCGCAGGCTCTTTCATCACGTCGGAAATCTCGCTCGGTTCAACCTTGAACTCGTCGGCAATCTGATGGATGTAGGCCACAGCCTGCGCTTTCTGGCGGAGCTTTTGTTTCCAGTCCTCGCCAGTCTCGCCGAAAATATCCTGATACGTTCGGGTCGCGCCGGCAAGCTCGGCAAGCATCGCAGACGAGTTACGGCCCACGTCTACGTTCACTGCTCTCGGGGGGCGGACGTTGAGCCGTGTCCAGTTTTGAGGCAGATTGGCCAATTTTCTTTCAGACCTTGCAGCCGTACCAATCACGTATGTCCACACGCGCCGGAATGCAGAGGCCAGCACAGCAGACCGTGACCGGAAAAAGGCGTTCGCGCTGTCCAGCACGCCGCGATACACGGTTCCCTGCATCGAGTCGGGATAGACGAGCACAATCGGAACCCCGACCCCGCTGCACACCTTTTCTGTCAGGTATTTCCAATACCACTGCTGCGCTACGGAAGGGCGACTGCTTGTAATCTGCTCGTACTCATCGCCGGTCCTCATTACCTTGGTGGTGGCCCCGAACACGCGCTGGTAATACTCCGTGAGCGGATTCTGCTCGCCCGAGCCTGCCTCGGTTTGCCTGTCCCATTGCGCCGCGTCGTCAAGCAGGTCGCCCGTCGGCGTTTTGATTACCTTCGTCGTTTCGGCTGCATCCTTCGCGCTCTGCATCTCAAGGAGTTCAAGGTCGCTCAGGTCGTGCAGCGCGTTCATCACCGCGTAGAAATGGGTCAGGCCGCGATACATGCCGGCCCGGCTCGGCTCGAATATGTGCAGAACCTCGTCGGTTGTTTTCCTCTCAGCGCCGCTATCATTCCGAATCCAATAGGCCACGGGCCTGCCAAAGCGGTTCACTTCAACGCCGTCAATTACCTGATGCCCGTCGGGAATCATTGCAGCCGCACGCGGGGAGCTGATTTCTGGACTGCATACCCGGTGCCCCTCAATCAGCCTCAGCATCGGCCTCGACGGGTTTTTCTCATCCCGCGTCAACAGCACAAATACCTCGCCGTCTATCAGCCACGTCCTAGCAATCAGTCCTTGCAGCGTAGGCCACGATTGCAGGCTCGTGACATCAGGGCTGGCCCCCCACTCCTCAAACCAGTCAGCGGCGGCATTGTTCCACTCCTCGTCAGAGCTGTCAGGCGACAGCATGAGTCCGTTAGCCCCAACAATATACTGCTCCCACAAGTCAGCGATTCGTTGAACCAGTGGAGAGTTCGCCTCGAAATAGCGGGCCTTGCGAACAAGCTCGCTCCGGGTTGCTTGGTCGGCGTCGAAGCGTGCGTCGGTCAGTGGCGACCAGATGTAGCTTCGGTCGCCGTTCTGCCAGAGCCGCCCACCCTCGTATCGGTTCAGGATTCTCCGCGCCTCGTTCGGCTTCCGAAGTGCAAACGATGCAGCCTTCATCGCCTGAACAGCGCACAGTCGCGCAGCCAATGCTGACTTGGAAACGATGTTCATGCGCCGCAGGCTCGGAGATTGGTGAAGTCGAGCCGGAACCTCTGTATGCGCCGGCACGAGGCCAACATCTCGGCGCAGATAGCAGCATCGTTCCTGCTGTCTCCGCTCTCGGTTAGCTCAAGCGCCGCGAGCGCGGCCTCGTAGCGGTCTGTCAACGCGCCCCACAGTCGCCTGTGCTCCTCGGGGTACAAGTCCTTGCCGGGCTGGAAACCGGCCCCGCCGCCCGCTTCAGACGTTGAATTGAGCCAGGTTCCTTTCGTTGGGCTGTTGTTCAGCCCCTCAAATGCGCCGTCCCGCTGTTCGTCAATGATTTGACGCAGCGGCTTGCCGACCCTCAACGCTTCCCCAGCCGCCCACCGCAGGGCATCCCGCATATCCTGAGTATTTGCCACTCATATAGTGCGGAACATTAGCCGAATAGGCCGTCAGGCGGGAAGCTTGGTCACTGTCATGGTGCGGGTGATTACCGATGCGACGTGAATCATCAACTCACAGTCGCGCATGTGATTGTCGCGCCGCACCTGTTTCCAGAAGTAGGTAACTCGCCCCCGCGCATCAATCTTCTCCTCGCGCCGCTCCGCTGTAACCTGCTTCAAATACGATGATTCCACCCGGCGCGGAATCGTCCACTCGCCCACCTTGCCCATCAAAAGCTCTGTGAGTTCATCCTTTGCGGCGTTGTTCGACCATCGGTATAGCGGAATCATTCGGCTCCTGCCCTGCATGGCGGTGCCATAATGCGGGTCAACGAGGCTGCGGGTGTAAATGCGCCTCACCTGTTTTGTCGGCTCACCTGACTTTTTAACCGAGTGCATGAACCACTCAGCATCGTCCCCCTTGAACGCTTTCCATCCGTGACTCAGGCAGAACCTATACACTTCCCTCGCCTTGAAGCCTGAGTCGATCAGCGCGTTCTGCACCTGAACACCAAGCTCGACCCGCTTCGCCTCAAGCTCGGCGGTCGAATTCACGCGCCCGTAAGAGACAAGCCTCGACTTCCCGCCCTCGGCGAAAGCACGGCATACATACCAGTAATGCTCGCCGCTAGCCTCCTGCTTGTCGGCAGCAAGGAAGCGCACCTTCTCCTCGGGCCAAGGGTCGCCAAGGTCGTAGTCGCCCTTCCGCGCATCCATAAACTCGTAGTCGTCTATCTCTCCCAGTTTGTCCGCCCAAGGCTCCCCGAGGGTTTCGTTTATGAAAGTCTTCAACGGGCTTAAATCGCCTGCCCGCGCCGCGGCGCGGGCCTGAATAAATTCCTCCACTATGTCTATCCACTTGACCCACGGCGGAAGCAGCGCGTTCCAGTGAAAGCTGACACGGTGACGTGGTGCCTTCGGGTTCATGCGTACGAATTGCCCGGTCTTCGCCAGCGCCTTGCGTTGCTGTGGCGTGTCGCTCATCTGGTGGCCGCACGCCACACACACGTATCGGATATGGTTAGCTAGAAGGTCGAAATTCCACACGCCGCGCTCATCTTTTGCGCCGGGCACTTCGGCGAACTTGCACAAGGCGTCCGTTTCAAGCTGAACGGCTTTCAACTGTTCAAACTTCATCGGTTGTAGCTGGCCGCACTTCGGGCATTTGATGTGATAAATGCGCTGGTCGCCTGCTAAGAACGCACGGTGAACAGCGTCGTTCTCCAAGTCGGGTGTGGACACAAGCAATCGGCGTGTGTTCCAAAAGGCCCGTGTGCGCTTCAACACGGTGTCGAGAGCGCCGGGCGGATAGTTCCTCACTTCGTCAAGGAACAGCCAGCGGATAGGCTTCGACTGCAATTTCGATGGCGACCCGGCCCCGGTGAAATAGAAGGGCATCGATCTGAACGTGAACTCGTACGCCTCAGAGTTTATAATCTGTCCAAACACCGGCTGGCAGTTTTCAAACGTCGGCTTTACTCTATCACGCACGAACGCCTTCGCTTCGTCTTTCGCCGCCATTACCCACATCGCGGGGCCGGGGTCTTCGCTGATTGCCCAGCACGCGCAGTTCATCACGGTCTGCGTCTTGCTAGATTGAGCGGAGCACATCACGGAAATGTCATTCACGCGATTGTCAGAGAACACTTCCATCACTTCCCGAACCCACGGCGAGTTATCAGAGCGCCAGCGACCAGGCATCGGCGAGGTATTGTCCACATACACGTAATCCTGACACCATTCCCAAACTTTTCGCCGGTCGGGTGGTCGGACTGCCGCCTTGAACCCTTTAAACAACGGGTTCATAGGCGGAGTTTTTCCACTCCTCGATTGACTCATTGAGCAGGTGTAGCTGTTGCAGCACTTCATCCTCAATTTCCTTCAGCCGTTGTTCGGCTTCGGCAACAGACACACCAACAAGGTTCGGCGCTGATTGGTGCAGCGTGGAGACAACTTTTCGTATCGCCGCCCCAAGCTCCCCGCCGATGCGCTCGACTTCCTGCGTCGGCATCCAATTCCGTTTTTGGACAGCTATCTGGACAATCAGGCGCTCGTTTTGCAGCAGAACGTTCCGCGCCTTTTCGCGGCCAACGTCTATTTCCTCAACCTCACTATCCTCATCGAGTCCGCGTGCGCGTCTGAACTCTCGCCACGATTGGACGTGGTAGCGCCCGTCGGGCCGCGTGACAGGGCACCCGTCAATTTTCTTCCATCTGGAAACAGTTCGGCGGCTAACCCCGAGCGCTGCAGCCAACTCAACAACATTTCCCACATACTCAACGGTGGACGCCTTGCCGCCATCAATGATAGATTGCAGGTAGTTGCGTTGGCTGGCCGACAGTGGCCGCTTTTTCTTCACCTGTTCTGCGAGGGACGCCGCGTCGGCTTTGAGTAGTATTTCGGCCTGTTTGCGGGACAATGGCGTGGCTGTCGCAGATTCGTTTGTGGCCGCTTGCTCAGGCTCCCCCCTTAAAAGCCTGCCTGCGGCCTCCAAAGATGCGTCCTGAGCACGTTTCTGCTCGTTTTCAGCCTCGTTTTTAGGGTGCCTTGAACTCATAAAGGGGACGCTATACAAAAGAATCCGCGCCACAGTGGCACGGCTTGCGACTGGTCATCAGATTACCTGCGCCGCCTTCTGGTTTTCGGGCGGTCAAGCAATAGTCGGTCCATGAGGCGCTCTGCCAGCGTTGATGGTTTCGTGCGTGCAATCTCCCAATTCTGCAAGCTCCGCACTGACACTCCAAGAATGGCTGCGGCTTGCGACTGAGACATGCCCTCGCGCTCGCGCCAATTTTTCAGCTTCTTGGCGAACTCTGTTTTGCTTTTCTTCGTCATTCTTACACCCATACGCTGACAGCTTACAACGTCGGCGAACGATCTCAACCCCGGTTTCCACAAATCAGCGTAGCGCCTGACTCCCAGCGGCAGAGGCAAGAGGAGCCGGTTTATCGTCTCTCGTTGCATTGTCATAGTTTTCGCCTTTCAGTTTTCGGTTTCAAAAGTACTCAACAGCCACGACTTCGCCTTCCGCATTGGTCGGCTGCACGTCGCGGGGAAGTCTCGGAATCATCCTCTCGCCCTTGCACAGCGGGCATTGCACTCTGCCGATGTTCCGTAGAACGCGGCCAGTCCCGTCACAGCAGGGACAGGTGCGGTGCGTCTTCGCCTTCTCGCGCAACAGCCGGTTATGCTCGTGCAGCGTTTTCCAGTAATCCTCGATGTTCCGAAGGTCATACAGTTCACGGCACTCCGCAGGCTCCTCAATCGTTCCCGGCAGCTCGAACTGTTCTGCCTTGTTGCAATAGCATCCGTTGCTGCTCGTAGGATGCGTTTCTGGACGTTTTGTCGGCACGGGTGGTAGCCAGTATAGGTTCGAGAAGTAAATGCCGTCCCTTTTGAACCAGTCCCCGTATCGAATCGTTTCAGTGCCGCTGAAATACACCCATAGGCTGTGGCCGCACTTGGCGAGGAACTTGTGCCCGTAGATTGACACAAGGAACGCCGCAGCCCTCGCATCGCTCATTTCGCCGGGCGGGATGCGGTGTCCCTCGCTCTCGGCGAACCTAAGCGCCTCATCGTATCCGCCCCACGTCCCGTTTTGGAACAGCACGGCCCCGGTGCGGCCCCGGTCTAACAGCTTGCACTTCCTCGACACGGGGAACGGGTGGCGCAACTCAGAGCACACGCCGCCGACGCTAGCGATGCGGAAGTGAATCACGAGTTCGCCCTTCATCGTTCGCGCCAGCTTGTAAATCTCGGCAACGTCGTTGGTTTTGAGCCACTCTACTGCCCCGGCCTTGCGCCAAGCAATCCCGCCGCCGTGCGGGTTGGACTGCTCGCACAACCGCAGTGTTTCAAGGCTCGGCCTAACGTCTTTCGGAACAATCAGTACTACGCACATATTATTTCTTTCGGTTTTTCGGTTCAACAGGTTACTTACAGATTTGCGGCAGGAAAACGCGACTCGAACTGCTGCGCCATTTCAACGGCAACGGCGCGGTAGGCTCCGAACTCACTGTGCAGCGCCCCGAACATTCCCAGCGCACAGTCCCGGTTTGGCACGGAGTCAACCCACCCAAGAAGCCGCCACATCCGGCGCAGGGCTTCGACGGCGTTGGCAACGCGGGAATGCTTTTTGGTCGCCTTTCGGTTGAACCGTCCAAATTTCTGAACAGTGGCGGCGCGGCGGCACAGACCAAGCACGGTCGCCAAGTGGTGCAGCACCTTGCTCTCGTTCAACGTGCCAGCGAACGCCCTGAACTCAATGCAACCGTGCGTAAACGCCTTCTGAAAGTTCACCATGCCGCGACCACACGAATAGGCCAGAGACGAGACGCGCACACCGTCGGCGGCGTGTCTTTTCATCTGCTTCAGCAGTCCGCCAACTTCGTCACTCAGCGCATGGCTAAACGAGTTCACATGGCGACCAGTTCCGGTCTGGGCAAAAATTGCCCACGCATTCGACTGCGCGATGTGCGCTACCCTCTGGCAGAACTCGGCGATTTGATGCGGCGTCGGGTCGTTTACACCGATGATGCTGCCGATGCCGACGGTGATATGGCACCCGCAGCTATCGTTCACCTTGCCGCCGATTCCACGGATGAACTCAATCATCTTCCGCAGTGCGGCCACGCCGGCCTCGCCGTGCAGGATGGGCGACACAAACTCACAGGGGGCGTAGTTGGCATCATATCGAATGCTGCCGTCGCGCTCGGCACGCCAACGTGCATTTCCAAACTGCGGCGCGTCAATCAAACAGTGACCAACCAACCCGTTCACAACAGGTCTGCCGTGGTGACGGCCGCCAATTTCAACTCCAGAAGTGGTCGGGATAACAGTTTCAAGCTCAACACCAAAGCGAATAGCCTTGGCCGCGCTGTCTTCAGGTTTTGTCAGTTTCATATCGTTTTCAGTTCGCGGTGTTCGGGCGTGTAGAAGTCTGGTGGTATTTGGGGTATCGGATTTCCGTTTGGATTTGGCATTTATCAGTCTTTCGTTTCAGTTTGGTGTTTACAGTTTCGGTTGCAGTGTTTCGAGTCAAATCTCGTAGATGACGCCCTTCACCTTGACGAAGTGTCGGGAGCGTCCGCGCACATATCCGAGTGCGGTCGGGTGTCGGAATACCAGCCCCTCGCCCTGTCCCCCTTGGACTTCGAGCAGCATGGCGTTCGCGTGCTGCAAATCTTCGCAGACGGTGAAGCTCACGCAGTCGGCGTAGAGCCTCGCGGCCTCGGCCAACCTTTGCGGCCAACTGCCGGGGTGGTCGGGACAGTCAAAGACAGTGAACCTGATTGCCGGGGTCCAGTGGCCATGAAGCACGGCGGCAACGGCTGCTTTGAAGCCCCCACGGCCTCCGTGGACTTCACCGTCAAGCCGGACTCCATCGGGCAGCGCGGCGCGGATGCTGCCGGGGATGGGAATGATTCTGCCGCCCCTTGACCAAAGATTCTGCCCATCCCAAAGGGCGCGGCAACCGTCCTGCTTCTCGCTAGCACACCAGCCGGTGAGGCACATGCCGAACTCCCAATCAACCCCCAGCGTCAAGTATTGGTCGAGGTTCATGGCTCCTTATCGGCGGGCGGGGTTACAAGGTCATCAAACAGACCAATCTGCCTCGGGGACAACGCGGCCAATTCATCCTTGAAGAATTGCTCCTTGGTCCTGCCCTTGGCGCGGCCTTTGCGGGTGTGAACGTCGAACGTGTATTCAGGCAGTTCGATTGGCTCTGGACTGTTGCGCGATTCGGCGATGGCTCGGGTCAGCCTCTTGGCGTCAATCATGCGCCGGTCATAAACGAAGTTGGTCAGGTGGTCGGCGTCACGGCACTTTATCGCAGCGCACAGCACAATGACGGCTTTGGAGAGAAAGATGCGGCTGCGGGGCTTGCGCTTCGGGTCATCGTTGAGCACGTTGAAGCTGTCGAACAGCGCCTTGATTTCGGTCGTGATAACGCCAGCGCAGTCCTCGGCGGAAATGGTCAGCAGGCGCTTCCAGCAGTAGCGGTGGTAGCCAGACTCGAACAGTTCCACGGCCATGTAGCCAGCCAGCGCGGTGTCGCCGCGCCGTATCGCCTTTTGGAGACAACTGGCGACCTCGAACAGGTTGTAGCCTCTTTTGGTATATGGTCGGAACGCAGGCATCACGCAACTCCTTTCTCACGATTGTAGGCGTCCACATGCTTCTTCGCGGTGGCTCTGGACTTGAACCACAGCGTCTTTCGGTCTGGAAACATCGCGCCGTAGCGCCGCTTCCACTTGGGGTCTTGTGCTTTGATAATCATAGCTTTCATGCGTCTAATTTACTACGCTGCTAGCGTAGTGTCCAGCACCATCTTTCACCATTTTACCTACGTTTTGGCCGCGTTTTGCTTCGCCGGGCGTTTCTGCTTCTTGAACTCCTTATTCACCATCCGCTTGAACAGGTCGCGTTGTTTTCGCTTCGCAGCGTCCCATGCAGCGTCCCTTGCAGCGGCCCTTGCAGCGGCCCTTGCAGCGGCCCCTGCAGCGGCCCCTGCAGCGGCCCATGCAGCGTCCCTTGCAGCGTCCCATGCAGCGGCCCCTGCAGCGGCCCATGCAGCGTCCCTTGCAGCGGCCCCTGCAGCGGCCCATGCAGCGTCCCTTGCAGCGGCCCCTGCAGCGGCCCTTGCAGCGTCCCATGCAGCGGCCCTTGCAGCGCCCCATGCAGCGTCCCTTGCAGCGGCCCTTGCAGCGTCCCTTGCAGCGGCCCTTTTTGTTTCATCCCCTGTTTTTAGGTATTCGACTACGACCTCTGGCGCTTCTAGCCAATATCGCTTCACAGCATCCAGAGCAACCCGCCG